CCGAATCACATTGCTGATGATTTCTTTGCTTCCGTTTATCCAACTATTACTTCTGGACAAAGTACTAAAGTAATTATCGTTTCTACCCCAAGGGGTATGAATCATTTCTATCGTATGTGGCATGATGCCGAAAGAGATAAAAATGATTATGTTCCTACAGAAGTACATTGGTCAGAAGTTCCAGGTAGAGATGGTGAATGGAAGGAACAAACTATTGCTAATACATCAGAACAGCAATTTAAAGTTGAGTTTGAATGTGAGTTCTTAGGATCTGTTAATACACTAATTAATGCTACAAAATTAAAAACATTAGTCTATGAAGATCCATTAAATAGGAATGCTGGATTGGATGTATATAAAAATCCAATACCAGAACATAATTATTTGATAACAGTAGACGTTGCCCGTGGGTTGGGAAATGATTATTCTGCTTTTCTTGTTTTTGATATTACAAACTTTCCATATCAGGTTGTAGCAAAGTATAGGAATAATGAAATTAAACCTATGCTATTTCCTAATATCATAGAAGATGTAGCAAAAGGATACAATCAAGCATACTTATTAATAGAAGTAAATGATATTGGAGATCAGGTTGCAAGTATATTAAATTATGATTTGGAATATGATAATATATTAATGTGTTCTATGAGAGGACGTAATGGGCAAGTTGTTGGATCTGGATTTAGTGGAAAGAAATCTCAATTGGGTGTAAGGACAACTGCTGCTGTTAAAAAACTTGGATGCTCTAATCTTAAGACTCTTTTAGAAGATGATAAGATATTACTCTGGGATTATGATATTATTTCAGAATTAACTACATTTGCTCAGAAACATAATTCATTTGAAGCAGAGGAAGGTTGTAATGATGATCTTGCTATGTGTTTAGTATTGTTTGCTTGGATATGTGCCCAAGATTATTTTAAAGAAATGACGGACAATGATGTTCGTAAAAGAATTTATGAAGAACAAAAGAATCAGATAGATCAAGATATGGCTCCATTTGGATTTGTTTCTGATGGTTTTGATGATGAAGTAATTGTGGATAAAGATGGTGATGTATGGCATCTTGATGAGTATGGTGATAAAGGTGGTGGTATGAATTATATGTGGGATTTTTTATAATGGATTTTGATGATCAAATAGAATTAGAACATCTATTATTACAAGAAAGAAAGTGTAGGATATGTGGTAAGGTTAAAGATTTAACATCAGATTTTTATCTAATACGTAAGAATAGAAGGAATCAATCAGCATATTCTTACGAATGTAAGGTATGTACTATTAACCGTGTTAAGACTAGTCGAAAAAAATCAAATATTTGGGAATATCCAGATTGGTGAGTTCATGCACTGTTTCCCCAATGAAAAAGACCCTTTGAATAAATAATATCAGAATAATCTGAGATTCGGAGACAGAAAAGATGCCACTAAATTTAGCATCTCCTGGCATTATTATAAGAGAGGTTGATCTAACAATTGGTAGAGTGGATCCGACAAGTGGATCGACAGGAGCACTTGTAGCACCATTTGAAAAAGGGCCAGTTGGAGATCCACAACTTATTGAAAGCGAGGAGGATCTTCTCCAGACTTTTGGTAAACCATACAGCACGGACAAGCATTACGAAAGTTGGTTAGTTGCTTCATCATATCTTGCTTATGGTGGAACAATGTCTATTGTTCGAGCAGATGATACTGGTTTAAAAAATGCTACGGATGATGGAACACCTGCTGTAAAAATTAAAGGTAGGGAACATTATACACAACTTGGGTATGATGAGAATCCAATTACAGGATCAACCATAGTTGCTAATACTCCAGGTACTTGGGCAAATGGTATAAAGGTTGCCACAATTGATGGATCCGTTGATCAGGTATTACAAGGTATCGATACAACAGATGTTACTGTTGGAATGGCAGTAACTATTACTGTTCCTGATAATAGAGTTGTAACTACTAATGTTGCTTTAGGTACAACAGAAGTATTAACAGGCCAGTTCTCCGCAATTGTTACAAGCGTTGTAGGAGTTAGTTCTATTGGTGTAAAACTAATAAACCATATTGCTCAAGACGGAACAGTAACAAATGTAGATTATCAAGAGAAAGGAACTTATTCTTTTGGTGCATCTGGTAATGTTGCTATTCATACTTCAGGATATAGTGCTCCTTGGGTAAGTAGATCTTATACTGGACAATATGACTGGTTTAATGGACAGCAAATTTCTATTAAAGATTCTAAAGATGAAGCAATAGCTTATCTTGATTGGAGTCAATTATCAAATAGACCATCAACAACATCATACACTTCTAAGAGAGGTGGTAGATTTGATGAGGTTCATGTAGTTGTAATTGATGAGGATGGAGACATAACAGGTAATGCTGGAACCATCTTAGAAAAGCATGTAGGTCTTTCCAAAGCATCAGATGCTGAGTATTCTGTAGGAAGTACAGCATACTGGAGAAAGTATCTAGAAACAAATTCAAAGTATATCTTTGCTGGACAAGCACCTTCTGGTACAGTTGTAGTTGGATTTAACAATAATGCTACTTACAATACTGCTGGACAAGATACTGATTGGAACCAACCTGCAGGTGGTATAAACTTTGAAGTTAGTGGAAACCAATCATTTAAACTTACTGGTGGTGCTTTATATGGTGGTGTTGTAGATACTGCTACTGAGAAAGCAGAAAATCTAGCAGGTGCATTTAATTCTGGAATAGACGATCTTATTGGTGGTTATACATTATTTGAAAACGCAGAGGAAACTGATGTAGATTTCATTCTAATGGGATCTGCTAATCATGCTAATATGTCTCAAACTCAGGCAGTTGCTCAAAAAGTAATTGCTGTTGCTGAATCTAGACAAGATTGTGTAGCATTTGTTTCTCCATACAGACAAGCGTTCATAAACGATACTGCTGCTAATCAAGCATCTGGAAACGTTAGTATTAATAGCATAGATCAAATAACAGAGAATGTTATTGAATACTACTCTCCTATAACATCATCTACTTATGGTGTTCTTGATAGTGGTTACAAGTACATGTTTGATCGTTTTAATAACGCATTCAGATATGTTCCACTAAATGGAGATATTGCTGGAACTTGTGCTAGAACAAGCCTTGAGCAGTTCCCTTGGTTCTCACCAGCAGGAACAGCAAGAGGTGCTATTCTTAACGCAGTTAAATTAGCATATAATCCAGGTAAGAAACAGAGAGACATTCTTTATTCAAATAGAATTAACCCTGTTATTAACTCTCCTGGTGCTGGAATTATCTTATTTGGAGATAAGACAGCATTTGGAAAATCATCAGCATTTGATCGCATTAACGTTCGTAGATTGTTTATCTACCTTGAAGATGCTATCGCAGCGGCTGCTAAAGATCAACTCTTTGAATTTAACGATGAACTTACAAGGACTAACTTTGTAAATATCATTGAACCATTCTTGAGAGATGTTCAAGCGAAGAGAGGTATCTTCGACTTTGTAGTTGTTTGTGACGAAACAAACAATACAGCAGCAGTAATCGATGCAAACGAATTTGTTGCTGACATATTCATCAAACCAGCACGTTCTATCAACTTCATTGGTCTTACCTTTGTTGCTACAAGAACTGGTGTTTCGTTTGAAGAAGTAATCGGTTCCGTTTAATTAGAGGTTTAAAAAACAATCATGGCTAGAAACCAAGTCAATCCACCACCATTAAGGACTATTTCCAACTTCAAGAGTAAGTTGACAGGTGGTGGTACTCGTGCCAATCTGTTTGAAGTTGTCCTCACTTTCCCTGATGCTGCTCAACCAGATCAAGAAGTCCTTGAAAAATCACGATTCTTAGTAAAGGGTGCTAATTTACCAGCATCCAATGTTGCTCAGATCGACATTCCTTTTAGAGGAAGGATTCTTAAAATTGCTGGAGACAGAACATTTGATACATGGACTGTTACCATAATTAACGATACTGATTTTGCTATTCGTTCAGCGTTTGAAAACTGGATGAATGTTATAAACAGATTATCTGATAACACTGGTTTAGTTAATCCAGCAGATTATCAGGCAGATGCTTATGTCTATCAGTTAGATCGTGATGGATCTACTCTAAGATCTTATAGATTCTATGATACTTTCCCAACTCAGGTTGGACCTATCGAACTTTCCTATGATGCTCAAGGAATTCAAGAATTCACTGTTGAACTACAAGT